ACCAATTGTGTTTGCAGCACCTGGGCGAACCAAAGCATTTGATGCAGCAAGTTCATCAAGGTTCTTTACTCCCATTTTAATTAAAAGGTTTGTATATGGTGTTGCTTCACACTGGAATACACCCTTGGTGTATCCACTAGAAAGCATTTCATAAACATCTTTATCATCCATATTAATTGAAAGCAAATCAATATCCACATAATGATTTTCTTTAACCATATCAATAGTATCTTTAAGTACACTAAGAGTCTTAAGACCCAGAGCATCAATCTTGATTAAGCCAATTCGTTCAGCCTCTTCCATATCCACACCAACAACAGGAATGCGTTCATCACTACCAGTAGCAGATCTTGTTTCCATTGGGGCGTGTCTAAATATTGGTTCCTTTGCAGTAACTACACCTGCAGCATGAATGCCAGTGCCACGGATACGGCCACGAAGTTGTTCTCCATAGATTTCTACTTCTGGATACTTCTCACGAAACTCTCGTGTTGATTTTGAACTACAGAAGTCATCCCAAGTATCTACGGTCTTTAACACTTTATTTACATCAGATAGTGGAATATTTAGTACTCGTGAAACGTCACGAACAATACCCTTTCCTGTAAACTCTAAAAATGTAGCGATTGATGCTACGTGTCGGTATTGTCTAACTAAGTAGTCTTTTACTTCTTCACGACGAGTATCTTGAATATCTGTATCAATATCAGGGAAGTCATTACGATCTGGATTAATAAAACGAAAGAATAGAAGTCCGTGTTTAATTGGATCAATGTCTGTAATGCCAAGGGTATAACATACAAGAGATCCTGCTGACGAACCACGGCCAGGGCCTACAAGAATTCCCTCTTTCTTTGCCCAACCAATCATATTTTGAACTACAAGAAAGTAAGGACCAAAGTTTTTGTTTTTAATAATCTCTAACTCTTCATCAAGACGATCTAGGTATTCCTTGTTACCTTCTAAGCCACGAGTCTTCAAGCCTTCTAAAGCAAGTGTTTTAAGTTCTTTATCTGGACTCTTATACTGTACTGGAAGTAAGTTTAGTCCATCTTTAATGTCATAGTCTTCTACTTTGTCTGCAATGCTAATAGAGTTTATATACATATCTTCTCTTACTATACCCTGGGATTCCATGGCTACCTTCATCTCATCATACGAAAGAAGGTGAATGTCAAACTTGTTAAATGACATTTGTCTATCTTCGCCGTACAGATAATCAAGACGCTTTAGCATTCCATCTTGCTTTTTTGACTTTTCATAAGTAGTATCTTTTTGTACCTTGGCGTGAGAGTTCATTAATAGTTTAAACTCTTGAATTTCTTTTTGTGACTCGTCAACATGGTGACAGTCTGGAGTAACAACAGTCTGAATCTTAAACTCATCTGCCAAGTCAGCAAGTTGCTTGTTTACTTCTGCACCATTGTGTGGCATTAACTCCATATAGAAGTCATCTTTAAACACTCTCTTGAACCACTCAATATGCTTCTTTGCTTGAGCATACTCTCCATGCTCTAATGCTTTTGCAATGATACCGCTCAAACATCCAGACAAAACAATAATACCTTCTGAGTACTTTTCAAGAACTTCAAAGTCAAAGCGTGGCTTATTAAAATATCCTTCAGTCCAAGCGATCTCATTAATCTTGTTTAGATTCTCTAAACCAAGTTGGTTCTTAGCGAGAAGGATAATGTGATTATAGACCATATCAGTTGGCTCAGTGCGTTCTGCCTTTGCCCTCTTATCAAATCTATCAGCACAGAAATATCCTTCTACGCCAAGTATAGGCTTAATACCCTTTTCTTTAGCCATGCGATACATCTCACGATGACCAGATAACGTACCGTGGTCTGTGATTGCGATTGCATTCATGCCTAAAGCACTAGCACGGTCAACATACTCTTGTGGAGTTGCTACGCCGTCAAATAGTGAGTAGTGAGTATGTACGTGTAAGCCTACGTAACTCATCTATTACCAGTCTGTGTTTGTTGCAGAAGTGGTAGTTGGGCCATCAAAGCCCAAATAGAATGCTTCTTGTTCAGCATATGGAATATTGCGAAGAGCAAGTTCCAATGGAAACGGTTCAGTTCCAGACCAATCAAATGGTTCTTTGTCTGGTGCTGATGGAATAAGTGTGTAAGATGTTTCAGTTCCCTGACCATTACGCTTTACTTTCCAGACAAGGTTTGAAATACTTCCTGTCTCAAGAGCATACTCACGAATTGTATTGAAAGCAGATTGCTTGCTTACACCCATTGACCAAATAGCAACATATGGCTTTTCAATTCCATCGTCTACTAGTACGTTGCAGTAGAAGCGAAGACGGCCTCTCCAGCCAGCCTTTGGATCCTTGCGGTGCATTTCTTCTGCCCAGTCACGGCCTTCTGATTCCATTGTGTCTACAGCCTTACGCTTGTAGTCTTTTGGATTTGTGTGTTCCTTAACAACTAGTGCAAGACCACGACCTTCACTGTAATTGGCTGAATCTTCATCTAGTTCTTCAATAAAGCGAATCTTTACTGATTGACCATCGGCAAGTTTTAGCCACTTTACCTTTGGTGAGTTTTCGTCATACTTTGGCTTGTCAAGCAGGGCATTAATATTTTTGAGTCCCTTTACTACGCTCATATCTTTCTCCTTTGTGTTGTTATATTAGTTTAGCATAGACGATATAGATTTGTCAAACTGGAATTCAATACCCCTGATTGCTTCATCATCCATATCGCCAATGTCTTTGTATTTTTTATCTATGTTGACTACGCTGACTAGAGATCCAAGTTTTTCAATTAACTTGTCTTTCATAATATTGCCAGCCTCATCGTTGTCTGCAACAAGTACAACATTGTTAAAGTACTTTTCTAACAGTTTCATTTGAGATGCAGAAACGTTAGCGCCCAGCGTTGCAACTGCTGGGAAACCTACTTGGTCTAAGCGGATAGCATCAAATGATGACTCCACTACATATATAATACTAGAAGTCTTTACTCTATGCAAGTTAAAAAGAATTTTGCTTTTTGGTAATCCTGGAGTATTCTTGAACTCTTTGCCCTCAACAGACCTACCAACAAATCCAATTGTCATGCCATCTGGAGAGTGAACAGGTATCGTCACCATATCTTGTTTTTCTGAGTATCCTAAAGAAAACTTTTTTACTGAGTCTTCTGTAATATATCTTCCAGCGTAATACCTCATTGCCTTTGGAGACTCTAATGCCTGATTATTAAGGCGCTTAATCAATACCTCATCATACTGAACAAAGTCAGGTGCTGCGTACATTGTCTTGTTTACAACAGACTCAATATTTGTTTCTGTTTCTTTGCTTTTAATATAGCGAGCAGTTTCAAAATAAGATCTTCCAGTTGTAAACATAATAAATTCTTCTAGGTTTTTTGTAGTTTGACAACCAAAGCAAAAAAACAGACCACTATCTTTTGCAACTTCTCCAGCAGGGGTTCTGCTATTGTTGTGATATGGACAATAAATAATAAAGTCATTGCCAAACTCTGCTTCAATCTCAATACCAGAGCCGTTTAGTACACGACGTATTTGTTCCTCACTGTAAAGATTATTTGCCATCTTCAAAATCCTTATAACGATAGTAGCCCTTATCAAAGTCTACTTGAACCAAGAAATCACCCATAAACCCATTACGATTCTTTCTGAATACACACTCAATTACATCGCTGTTAACTCCACGACCAAGTGCAAGCAACCAGTCAGCATCATAGGATATCTGCCTTGACCAAGCAGTTTGACCAAGTGTAGGTGGTGTGCTCAAGTCTTTTACATCATCTGGAGTTGCAGATGAGATAGCAATGATAGGAACTTCTTCACTAATAGACATTAGTTTAAGTTCTCGTGAAAGGTTCTTCATCTTTACCGTTTCATTATCAGCACGTTGATTAGGACTCATTAGTTGAAGATAATCAACAACAACAAAATCTGGTCTATACTGATCAATCTTTCCACGAATAACGGAAGGAGTTACCTCTCCACCAGAGTCATTAGAGATGATATGAAACTCTGGACGGCCAGCAACCTTGTTAGCGTGCCACTTACGAAGCATATCAATTTCTACTTCACCATTAGATAACTTGCGGTGTGACCAAAGACCCTCACCCATAATTGCAAATACACGGTTGCGAACTTCTGTCTCACTCATTTCAAGAGAAATAATCATTGGAGATTTTCCTTGTTTCCAAGCCTGCACTGCAAAATATAGTGCCATCCAAGATTTACCAATGCCTGGATAAGCAAGGAATACGCCAAGTTGCCCTGGCATAATTCCAGCAGGAAGGTAGTTATCAAATCCTGGCAAGCCAGTTTTAATTCCTATAGTGCCAAGTTCATTTTGCTTTTGCACTCTTTCATAATATGCAACAGCATCTTCAAGATCGGTAGCATCAATGTCACGGATTGCAGCAGTATTCTTTTTTAATTCTGAAGTCTTGGTAATAAGGTGCTCAAGTGCTTCTGTTCCATTACCAGTCTGAACATCTCCAGCAGCACTGCGAAGAATATCCTTTAGGCTATCGTTAAGGTATTCTGTTTGAAGTTCTGATAGATGATGCTTTGTTGATCCCACTCCAGCAACTGGCTCAAAGTCACGAAACTTTTCTCTAACTAGGTCTGATGGTGGAAGGGCCTGATTGTTTTCAGAATATAAACGAATAAAGTTCCAGATATCATTATGTGTACGTAGCATAGTTTCAACATTAGCCTGAAGCAATACGTGTATTTGTTTATCTTCTAATACTGCGGTAATTACTTTTGCCTCTGTATTATTCACTTAGCCACTCCTTAGCCATTCGTCTGCGCTCTGCTCTGTCTATTCTGTCTTGCTCTACTTCTGCTTTACCATTTATAATTTTTTCTGTGTTATATGCAAAATAATTCCAACTAGGATCTTGTGCAATAGAAAAATAATATTCTAAAACATCATAGCATTGACTAATGCCATAGGACTCAATGAGTGCATCAGCAGCCCACTGTTCCACATTTAAATTCATGTTGGACTTTTGCTCATATCTTTGAACATAAAACTTGTTAAATCTACTGAGCAAAGCCATTCGGTCTTTGCGGTCAGCCATTATGCTTCGGCAGCCTCTTCTTGTGCCTCACGGATCTTGTCTGTCAACTTGTCCTCTACGAACTTATAGACACGCTCAAAAGCCTGATCTGTATTTTCACCATCACGCTTGCTATCTACAACTCCAAGGTCAAGTCGTAGTGATTGAAAGTTACCCAGGTTAAGTGTGTAGCCCAGAGTAACTGATACCTTTGTTGAATCGTTTTCCATTATCCACCCATTTCATTTTAAATGGACTCACTCCACACTGGAATAAATCGTCCATCTTCTGTCTTCGTATATGTAAGTATACCGTCTCCCATACGCCGTGTCAATTCTTGGCTTGTCGGAGTCATGTTATTTGTTATTAATTTGTCTTTTCTTGGTTGCCCAATATGTATACTTGCAAGTATAGCACGAATCTCTTTGACGTGCGATTCTGAATAATACGCTCTTGTTTGCCAAGATCTTTCTCCATTTAAACTAGCACCAATCGGTGGAGGAATAACTCCTCGTTTAATTAAACTTGGAATATACTTTCTATGCCTATTGACAAGAATAGCAGTCTCTGATACACTGTAGGCTCTCTCTCTTTGTTTTTTAAAATCAATAAGCATACAGGATTCTAATCTATCTTTTGTTATGTTGTATACAGTTACTAATCCTGTTGATCTTGAAGAGTGATGAACCTTTATCAAGTCCCCATTTAAAAACCATACTTTAACTTTACCCTTAATTACAGGTTCGTTATTGTATGCTTCGCTCTGGATTTTTCGTTTAGAAGTATCCATGCGCCTTCCTTACTTTCGTTTGGTGGATGGAAAAATATTCTTGACCCACAATGAATACAGTAAGTTTCAACATGATCAATACTAGAGTATTGTCTGTCAACAAACATCCTACCTTTGCATTTTTTGCAAGAAATCAATTTATTTTCCTTAATGTTAGTTTGGTATGCCAATAACAATAAGGTTAACACCAACAGTAAGATCGCCAGCGGCATTAAATCTTACAATTCCATCTACCCTTGTTGTTGTAACACTTGTTAGTGTTACTGTTACGTTTTGTCCCGCTGGAGTTCCACCTTTATTAATTGGTGTTGCAGTAACTACTGGAGCATATTTAAAGTCGCTATATGGAAAAGAAAAAGAAACTTCTGAAGAAGCAGTAACCGTCTTGTTATTTGCTACGTCTACAAATCCACCAACAAACTTTGCATCTGATGTTTTTACACTTTGTGGGCCAGCAGTTCCTGCGTCTACGGTTGTAGATTTATAGGTTGCTGAGGATACCTGTGCAGAAAGGTCATTAATTGCCTTAGTTAGTTCGTAGATGTATGTAACATCTATTGGTTGCCCTCTTTCGGGTAGTGGTATTTTTGCCATTATATCTCCATTATATCATTAGACCGTATGCATTGCTGGATTATAAACACGCAGTGTTGTATATTCCCTTGTTACTGGTTCTCCTATTAAGTATACCTCAACTGTTACTCTATTTGGAACATCTTCTTCATCTACCCCGTCAATAAAAAAGGTATCTGGAACAACAAGAGTGGTACTATTTGTTGATATTCTTTCTACATAGTTCCAATCGCCTAGACCAGCAGACTTGCTCCATTTAACAAAAATATCATAATCTTTTGCTTGACGAATAACATTTGCTCCAATTTTAACTGTTACAGAATCCCATGCTATACGGACTACACCATCAGAAGAAGATACATTTATTTTTCCAGGAACATAGGTATAGTTTGGATCAACAGTATAAACAGAAGACCATGCAGACACTCTGTTTTTATCTTCAGATATAAGTCTATACCTAACACTATATGTTCCATTAATGCTATTGATAGGTGGCAAGTTTTCTTTTAAAACTTTTGCCTTTTTAATTACCTCAGACACTATGTGACACCTATGGAAAATCTAAACTCAACATAATTGCTTGTGTTAGGTGATTTAATAATTGATTCTGATGTAGGATTTTGAATAACTGAGTACCCAGTAAGACCGTACAGAACGTTTGTAGTTCCAACATTTTCTAGTCTCATTGCGTCAAGAGCAATATAGTAATCATCTGAAACTACTCCGCCATCAATGGCAGTAACATAAATCTTAGCAACAGTAACGGCATTCCATGTAAAGTTAGCACTTGTATATAGTTGTTGAAGTTGTTTTGAAATAACTACATATCTATTTTCATCTAGATCGTACTCACCAGCACCAGTTCCATTTACTATTTCTGCTTCAAACCTAGCATATTCTCCAGATCCATCATCAGTTGATGCAAAGTCTACAAGAATTCTGACTGTGTCTGGTGCAAGAGCAGAGTCTCCGTCTTTATTAATAACAGAAAATGCTAACCTAAGTTCATCTATTGGAGAGTTTTGAGAAAAGTTTACGCTTGGGCTAGTGTAGTGTATGTGGTTAGATCCTGCACCAATGACAAAGTGTCCACCACTAACTGTCAACGTTGCATCATCACCACGCATAAGTATTACGTTATTTAAAAATCTACATCTTTCATATCTATTTGCTCTTGAGGTTTTATAAAAAATTGAATTATCTGCATTTGTTTGAAAAACTTTAAGCCCCGTTGAAATTATGTTATCATCATCATCATCTAGTGCTTCAGGTATTGGTGTAATTGCTGTTGCTGAAGATGATGTATGATAGTTCCAATTTTCTGAACCAGAGAAAGAAAACACTGTTTTGCTATCATATGATCCTGCAGAAGGATTTGAATTTGCAGAAAAAATTCCAACTTCTGTTATTTCATATCTTTCTTCTGCTGGAAGTTCTGCAGAAAAAACAATTTTATCTAATCCACCCTCACTCACAAACCCTCTAGAAGATATTGGTATTCTTAGCATTTCAAAATCAAGGCTTTTTTTATTAGAATAATCTCCAAGAACATCTGTAGTGTCAAGAGGTTTAGGGCCACAGCCAATAGCCACATATGAAGCATAGGCTGGAGCCTGGCCAAGTAGGTATTTTCCAATTATAGACTTACCCTTATCAGTTATCAAGACACTCCCTCATTAAATTCTGTTTCATATATTGTACCACTTCTGGCTATCTGAATTTCTACCTGTTCGTCTGCTTCAAGATTAACAGACTCAACGACCAGGTCTCCAGTTACTGTATCTATATACACATAATCTCCTGCAGTTCCTTGTCCTACTTGGGGAATTTTATCGTCAAGTTTGATGGGAAAGTTTGCAAAGTACTTGTCCGATGTTGCCTGAAGACTAACAATATTATTAGGATTGTACTGTTGCTCTATGGATGAAAGATTTTTAATTGGTTGATAACTAATCTTTTGTCCATTAACAGTGTCACGTCTTGCAATGTTAATTAACTCTTGTCCCCCAATATTTTCAAAAATTAAATCTGCCATAAGGTCTACAGGG